CAATCACCGACGTTATCCGCTTAAAGAATAGGCATGCTTAATATATATCACTACAGTAAGTAGATTATATAGATATGAAGTTGATATTATATTTATATGACGTTTATATTATAACTATCATAGGAAGATAATCAATAAATAAATACAATATACTTATCCGTTGACATAACCTATATAATCTATATAATAGAACTCAGCAGCAAAGAAATGTTCCTAACTTTTCGGAGAAAACAAATGATTCACTTCAAAGACTCTACCGCTCTCATTCTTATTTCAATTATGTTCTTTATTCTTACAATACTGGCATGTATTAGTTCATTGAATGTTATTGGCTGTGCAGCATTATGCTTTTCAGGTTTAACTCTTATGGCTTTAGGTTTTTACAACTTAGCCAACGACAACTAATAGGAGATTAGATAATGAACAAAGACACAATTATTAATCTTTTAGAGTCTGGTGCAGAGTTTCATATTAACGAAGATAAGCTTGTTCATCCTTCATTTCGTAAGGGTTTTCGTAAGCTTAAGAATACCGATATATCGTGGCAAGCAGTAAGCAGGGCACATGGTTTGTTCGGTACTAATCGTTTGTACTGTGAGCAAAACATTATCAGAATTCAATAATTAAACCGCTAGCCGGAGCGTTATCCGGCATTTCCTAACATTTAAGGGGTTTACCATGCAAAACACTAAATATAACGGTTGGACAAATTACGCTACTTGGCGCGTCAATCTTGAAATATTTGACGGATTTGACCCAACTGACTATTACAGCGACTTAGATGCTAATGACGTTTATGGACTTGGTCAAAGCCTGAAAGATTACTCCGAACAAGTAATATTTGAATGTTCTGACGTGCCTGACGGTTTAGCCAAAGATTACGCTCTGGCTTTCTTGTCTGAAGTTAATTGGCACGAAATAGCCGAGCATTTAATCGCTGATTATGTGGAGGTTTAACCATGCCTAAATCATTCGCTGAATTATTAATGGGCCTTATCGGTTTTCTAGTTGTATGGGGCTTTTTTATTCTTTTGCTTTCTTTCTAATTGGGGGTTTTATGATTGCATTTCACGCTGATGGTAAAAATTGTGTAAAGGCCTATTTACATGGCACAACAGACTGGCAACTTATCGACGATAAAGGTAATGAGCGATGGTTTAGCGTTTGGTCTAATGACGTTAAAGGGTCTCTGCAATATGCCTTTATTAGTTTTTTAGGTAGGGACGTTAAAAAGAATGAGATTGCAGGCATGGCAGACAAAATGCCAATCTGAGACGTTTTATCACTTAGGGGTTACCTGACTATAGGTAACCCTAATTTATCGCCGTATACGCCATTTAAAGGGGTTTAAACATGGGTAAGTTAAAAAACGCAATGATTGACATCGAGCTTGAAGTCCAGAATCGCGTATTCAAGCGTCTGGAAACAATTCGAGACGTAGAACTACTGGCAAGCTCTGTAAGCCCGTCTGTCGGTCTTTTAGAGGGCAGAGAGTGGATTCCAGCAAATAATACTGATGTCACGCGCACATGGCGTCGATTCGGCTGGCGTCCTATTGCTGAAATCATAGCAGAAGGGAAGGAGATTAATAAAAAATGAATGAAAAAGACATTGTGCGATTAGCAGAAGAAGCGGAATTATGGCTGCATTCTGATAGAAAGTATGAAGCTGTAGAGAAATTTGCAAAACTAGTTGCAGCAGAAGAACGCGAAGCGTGTGCTGTTATTGCGTTTAATGCAGCGACTTATCTGGAAGCGGCTGCAGCTATCCGAGCGAGGGGGCAGGGATGAGTCTAAGGTGCTATCGGTGCAGTATTAAATTAAAACTAGGCGAGATTTACTACAGTGATGCGCCTAACATCATATATCACTGGAAATGCTACGTAGCAGATATGAAAGAACTTTTTAAGGTCAAATAATGCTTACTATTATTTTCACTTTACTGGTTTCGGGGATATTTATGGGGATGGGCGTAATGCTTTTGACAATCGTTGCATGGCTTCTTTGGACTTTTTTAACGCCACCTGATTGACAAGTATTTACCTCGCGGGTACATTCGGACTGTTGTCGTGGAAAACAACAAGTTAAGGCCGTTTGAATCTGTCTCTTGCCCCGCCGATAAAGGGGTTTCCACCAAGAGGCAGTTTCAAGCGGCTTTTTTGTTGCCCATAACAATCGCCCATTATGTCGGGGTCTCAACGGCAGGTAATGGGGGATAACCGTACTGTGGGGAAGCTCTGAGAACGGTTAAGGGTGGCGAAGCTAGTGCCCTAGAGCGAACGACTAGCGAGTATGTGCGGCTCCGTCCGGCATTAAAGGAAACTTAGTCATCCGTCTAAGGATGGCTGAGTTTTGCTCACCGTCTGGCATAGGTGTAGTAAAGGGTTATGAAGATATGTTGACACTAATCCATATAACCTATATATTGTAGTTGTATTTCCTAACCATCTAAAGGGGTAACTATGAAACTTTGCATTGACTGCAAGCATTACAAAGCACGTTTATGTTTTCATCCATCCAACGGCATTGACCCAGTAGAGGGCGGCATTAAGTCCGAAGCCTGTTCAATCCTACGCCTAGAGCATCGTTCCTGTACGCCAGAAGGATTGTTATTTGAAGCAATGGAGCCTGTCATCTATGACCTTGCCGCATTATTTCCAGACACCATATTTCCTAACATCAAGGGAGAAACCTAATGAGCATCCAAACCATGAACCTAGAAGGTTTCAGCCAAATAAACGTACAAGACCTAATTAGACCGTTTGACAAAGTTCAATACACTGTGTTTGAAAAGCATTTGATTGAAGAAAAAGACCAGATGCGTGACCAGATAGAAATGCTTGAGCGTGAAGTAGACCGTCAATCAATCATCATTGACGCACTTATCAAAGCAATCAAAATAATTGAGAGAGGTTAATCATGGCAAATGACCAGAACGATTTCGCACCCGAAGTACGCAATAGCGCATGGTGGTCGGGTGACAGCAGGAAAGCAGCCAATGGTCGCGGTAATGAAGCTGTCCTTGAGAAGCTGGGACTGAAGGAACGTCCAGACCTGTCTCAGGTGGAAGCTGTCCAGATGGGTCACGTTATGCAGCCAACTATCGGCAGACTAGCCCAAGACAAGTTAAAGATTGAATTGAAGGACGCTGATTATGCCCTTACTCACCCGAAGGAAACTTGGCTCAAATCACATTTCGATTTCATCTCTGCAGATGGTAAAACATTGGTTGAAGCAAAGAATTACAACGCGAATGTTCGCAACAAGTTTGATTCGGAAGCAAATATCATCCCGCCAGCTGATATGGCACAGCTTATTCACGAGGCAGCTTGCCACAATGTCGAGAGAATTTGCCTTGCCGTTCTCTTTGGAGGGCAAAACTTTGAAACCTTCGAGTTTTCGATTACGGACGCTCAGAAGGAATCTCTTATCAAAGATATGGCAAGGTTTTGGGCTGCCGTCTCAACCAAGACACCTCTTGAGCCGGAGACAACGGAACAAACGAAACTTGTATACGCGCAAGACAAGGGTACAAGCATCGTCGCAATCCAGCCTATTGAGAAAGCCGCTGAAGCACTCAAGTTTGTTAAGGAAGAAATCAAGCGTTTAGAGGAAAAGGAAGAACACCTTTTAACTGCTATTCAAAACCATATGCAATGGTCGAGTGAGCTAGTATCTTTTGATGGAAAAGTTCTCGCTACATGGAAAAACAGCAAAGGCAGCAAACGATTCGACGCTAAGTTATTCCAAGCCCAACACCCCGACATCTACGAAAAGTTTGTCGCGGAAACGGCAGGTTCTCGCCGCTTCTTACTTAAATAATGGAGGATTTATGTACGCATTTCCTAGTGGACACAACCCAAAAACCGGTACGCAAGAATCTGGCATGACTATGCGTGATTATTTCGCTGCTAAAGCTATGCAATCACTACTTTGGAATCCTGACGCTAAATTGGATTCTAAAGAGGATATTGCACAAGCTGCGTATGAATACGCAAATGAAATGATGAAAGAGAGGGACTTATGACAGCTCTAGTACCGATTAATGAAATAAGAGAGATGGCTGAAGTTGCAGCTAAGTCGAAGATGTTTGGCTTTAAGTCACCAGACGAGGCAATGGCTATCATGCTCCTCTGCCAAGCTGAGAACCTGCATCCAGCTATTGCTATGAGGGATTTTCACGTTATCCAAGGCCGTCCAGCACTAAAAGCTGACGCTATGCTTGCCCGTTTCCAGCAAGCCGGTGGCAGCGTTAAATGGGAGGAATACACCGATGAACGAGTATCTGGTTCTTTTTCTCACCCCAATGGTGGGTCTGTTACTGTCACTTGGACATTTGAGATGGCAAAGAAAATCGGACTCACAGCTAAGGATAACTGGCGCAACTATGCGAGAGCCATGCTTAGAGCCAGATGCGTCTCAGAAGGGGTTAGAACAGTCTATCCGGGCTGCGTCGTTGGCGTTTACACGCCAGAAGAAGTTGAGACGTTCAAGACGCCTAGCCCGACAGTCAAGGATATGGGTGAAGCAGAAGTGGTTTTTGAGGAACCGGTAACGGAGTATCAGTTATTCCTGCCAGACGGTAGTGTTTACGCTAATTGCACCGATTGGAAAGACTACATTGAACGCTATGTAGCCATGCTTGACGCTATCGAGAATTCACCGAAGCTAAAAGCGGATGAAAAGGCAGAAAAGCGAAAAACTTGGGAGGCGGGGAACGCTGATGCAATTAAGCGCATGGACGCTATAACCAAGACGCAATTCATAGCAGCCAAGCAGGGAGTCGATACCTTTGCAAGTCTGGAGGACCCTATTGAGTAATTTCCGGCATGGACAGCCCCAAAGTCTAGGGGCATTTTTACCTAAAATTAAGGAACCCATTATGAGTGAAGCAAAAGAATACACAAAGTTTATCCCCCAAGAACTGAAGGGGCGTATTACACACAACAAATACAAACAAAAGGATACTGACCCTGATTTAAAGGGCACCCTGTGTGTTAAAGGTCAGATAGTGAACTTTGGTATCTGGAAGAACGACGG